GTTTCCCATATACGTCTTTTGGCGCGCTAAATAAAACATTACATGTAGTTATTGATAATGACAAGGCGCATGAAATTACTGCTCCTCTATCTGCGGCAACTTCTGGATATGCTTCTACTATTAGTATACCGCCGCAAGCACATGGCACTCATAAGATTGAAATGTACTTAACTGCTATGGTTGGAGGCGTTGAAAAAACTACAGCAAGTATAATTCGTGAATATATTTGGTATGATGTAAATAATGAAGATGCCCCTGTCCTAATTGCTTCTCCTTTAAATGGATAGACTATTAGTGCATCACAGTATTCCACAATTGAAATTCCTTATCAAGTATATAAAAAGGATGCGTCAACAATTCATGTTTATTATTATTTAAATGATAACACAGAGCCGTATGACCATATTATTTTAAATGATGTAAATACAGGAGTTTTCTCTTATGTAGCAACGAATGATACTGATTCTAAAATTACCATTAAGGTTGATGATGAAAGTGTCGTTGTGAATTTAGATATCACTGCATCCCCAGTAAATGTTTCTCCTGTTACTGGCGCAATTATTGATTTTGACCCTGCTTCATTAACGAATAGTTCCGCTAATCGTTTACCAAAGTGGACAGTTGGCGCGAATACCTATTCTTTAACTGCTTCAGATAACTTTAACTGGTCTGAAGATGCAAGTGGCGGCGGCTACAAAACTGATATCGATGGTAAAGCTTTTGTAATTAAGGCTGGTTCCTATATTGACTTAGATTATCCAATGTTCGCTGGCACGAGCAGCAATAACGTTTTAACCAAGGGCGCAGAAATGAAAATTATTTTCAAGACTGAAGCGGTGCGCGATATTGAAGCTGTTTGGTTTACTAATACTGGAACCTTAACTGGTAAAACAGTTGGTATTCAACTAGGAGCGCATTATGGATGGTTAAAGACAGATAAGGCAACAGATACCGCTACAGAAGCAGATACTAGTGAATATGATAAATGGGTTTCTGGAACTTTATATAAGGTTAACGCGGTAGTATTATATAAGGATACAATTTATAAATGTATTACAGAAGTCACAGAGGATGTAGCCGCCACTAATCCAAAGGATGCAACCTCTAATTGGCTATCTATGGGTAAAATTGATACAGAAGTACTAGCTACTAACTCTTATCTTTATTTCCCATATTCTGAATAGGATAAGATTGAATTAGATATTAACATTAACAAATATAATACTGAATCTGCGACTAATTTCATAATGTCATATGAAGACGGAGTGCCAAGTAAAGCATATGCTTATGAATTTGGCAGCGCTGGAGACGGCTTATATCATAACAATACAATTCGTATTGGTTCTCCCGATTGCGATGTTTATATTTATCGTTTACGTATTTATGATAAAGCATTAGATACGGATGATATTCTACAAAACTTTATCGCAGATGGGCAAGACATTACTGAAAAAGTAAAACGCTACAACCGCAATTGTATCTATTGGGATAGCACACAAAATAGATACTTTACTTCTCCTTCTGCTAATGCACATCTTGACCCAATTAAGCTAGCTGAAGTTATGCCTGATGTTAAGGTTCTAATGTTAGATACTCCAGTATTTACTACTGGTAAAAAGAATTTTGTATAGAATTCTTCCTTACGGTGTATTCACGCAGAAGGTGGTAATGTATATAAATCTCGTGGTGATGCCGATAACTGGCTATTTACAAATGGTTTCCATAGTGGCCAAGGTACCACATCGGATAACTATGGGCAAAGTTCTAGAAATGTTGACTTCTTATTTGAAGTTGATGGTGTAAATTACCCAGCTAAAAATAAAAATATGAAGGGTTATACCCCAAGTAAAGATTATGTATCTACTGTTTATATTGGTAATGATGCTTCTATTTGGGATGGTGAATCTTGGACGCCCGCACGTGAACCTGTAACCACTGAGATATGCAGTGATTGGAAAGAAGATAATTGTAAGGTTTCGCTTACAGAAACTTCAGTTCCAAATAACTACTTTAACTTAAAAGTCAATGTAGCTTCTTCTGAAAATGTCAATAACGCATTATTCCAGAAGCGCTATGATGATTTCTTAGCATACAAATCACCAGCACAAACAAATCAAATTGCTAAACATCGCAATGCTTATGCGGCATTAGGAATGAATCCAGATAAGATTAAAGTTAAAAATAGTATGGAATTTGTTCCTGCTGTACTATTTGTGCGCGAAAATAGTGAAGATATAAGTAAGCATACAGAGTTTAAAGACAGAAATTGGCACTTCTATGCGTTAGGTAATATCGGTGATTCTAAGAAAACAGACTATACTCGCGCGTATGACCCCGATGATATGAATGAATTTACTTTGGAAAATTCAGATAACAACACTAAGAATGGACAATTCCAATCCGGTGTCTATATGGATGGTAATACTCGTGTAGTTGAACGTAATGAAAGCGGAAGTAACCCAATGCAATTTATTTGGGGACTATCTGATGAGGAATGGAACGCTACACGTGAACCCACTGAGGAAGAAATTGCGGCAGCGGCGGAAGAAGAAGGCATCGATGTTCGCTTACCCAATGGCCAAGTTTATGTAAACTATCGTCACAGAATGTTGTATGCTGAACCTTTTGATGGAGACCATTCATTTGAATTCCGCTATGCTTGCTGCGGTGATTATCGTGATGGTGACTTAATTAATCCTTTAAAAGAAGATACTGATCCTGATAAAGTGGCTCGTTATAAGGCAGATAAAGCACAAGAAAAACTTAATACTGGAGTTTTCTATGCTTTCTATGATTGGCTAGTTATGTCTGATGATGCTACTTTTAAAGCAGAAGCATCTCAATGGATTGTTCCTGCCGCGATGGAATTCTTTTATGCGTACACTCATTATTACACAATGATGGATAACCGCGCGAAAAATACATTCTGGCACTTTGCTAAGACGGGTACATATGTAGAAGTTACTCGTCCAGTAGCAGCTTTGTTACATGTATATGAAGAATCCGATGATGATGGCGCAACTTGGCATAAAGCCACAGGAACAGAAATTGTTTCCGCTAAGCGTTATCGTACTCAATATGCTTTTGACCTATGGGCTTATGATATGGATACTGCAGCAGGTATTGACAATAATGGCGCGCAAGTGTTCCCATATGGTAAAGAGGATGGCGACTATCGCGTAGAAGGAGATTCTCTTTCTGGCTACGCCTTTAATGGCGCAGGTTCTATTTTCTGGCGCAGAATTAAAACAAGTTTTGCTAATGAAATTAGAGATGTTATGACCCAGACAGATGAAGATTGCTTTAATTCGCAAGATTTAATTGATGAATTTGATAATTTCTAGAATTGTTTCCCAGAAGAAATTTGGCGTTTAGATATTGAACGTAAATATATTCGTACTTTTACTGGAGAATCAATTGATAATTCAGTTGAAGCAGGAAAATAGAATCCTCGTTTCTTAACATCTATGATGCAAGGGCGCAAGAAATATCAACGTCGTCAATGGATACGCGATTAGGGTGTATATTTCAATAGTAAATATCGTTTACCTGATATTATTGCTAATGAAAATACACTTGAATTCAATGCCACAACACCTGATGTTCCACTATGGGTTAGTGGTAGCACATATGCTATTAATAGCTATGTACGTGTAAAGGTTGAACCATTTAATGAAGATAAGCCGCGCTACGAAGTATATAGATGTATTGAAGCTAATAGTGACACGAATTTTACTGCTAGTAAATGGCATAAGAGTGTCACTCCAAGTTACTATTTACAATTAACTCCTTATTAGGATATGTATTTAAATGTACAACTTGGTAATGGTAACTATCAAAACTCCTATATGACTGATGGCCCAGCTACTCTTCGCGCGAAGGCGGGTCAAACTTACACATTTGACTTATTTGGTAGCTATCAAGAAACACGTATTTATATTAATGGTACTAAACACTTATCTGCTATTAGCAATCTAGGACCTATGTATCCTTATAAATTTGACTTACGCGGCTTAGACCACTTAAAAGTTCTTGGTATCGGTGTAGATGAAGCAGACTATAGAAATGCAAAATTAGATGCACTTGAGTTACCTAATTTTATGCCTTTATTAGAAACGGTTAATGTTAAAAATTGCCATAGTCTTGGAAAAACATTAGTTTTATCTACTGCTAACAATATTCGTACAGTTGAGGCAGCAGGTACAATTATCTCTGGTGTTTCTTTACCAGATTATACCAGTATTGAGACTCTACATCTTCCATCTACCGTAGTTGGCGTTAATCTTTATGGTGCAAGATTCTTAAACGATTTTAAAGTCTATAATAATGCCGGAGAAGTTGATTATGGATCTTTATTTAAATTGCACATTTATGATAGTGACTATTCTACTAATGTAGACTGGATAGATATTGCAGCTAAAATCTTAGAGAAGTAGAGTTTAGAAACAGAGATTTCTTTATTAAAATTAAATGTTGCATCCATTGGAGATATCCAGGAATTAGAACAATTCAAGAATTTTAAATCTACATTAGAGGCGGCTGGCGGCATTATGCAATTAGGCGGTACAATTCATGTAACCGGCAGTTGGTCCGATATTGAACGTACTACTTATGAAGATACCTGGGCGCCAAACCTTGAATTAGATGTTTCTGGCGGAACAGAAGAGTTTAAAGCTAAAGTAGTATATAAAACGCGTGGATATTATAACGATAGCGGATGGGTACCAGAACAAGAAATAGAAACACGTTATATTGGTGAAGGGGAAATTATTCCAGATATATACTTTGGGACGCCCGTGGCCAATCTACCCTCTCGTAATCCAACTGTTTCAACAGTATATCAGTTTGGTTCTATTAATTAGGGTAATTATGTAATGTATTCTGGCTGGACAACTAATCAAAGTGGTTCAAATCCCACTTCATTATATAATAATGGTTAGGGATATACTTCTAATAATCCTTATCGCGCGATAGCCTCTGTCCCAGAAGTTACATTATATACCTTCTTTAACGAAGCGCCGCACTATTATACTGTAAACTGGTATTTAGAAGAAGGGAAACGGGTAAAGCAGGTAGCAAATTAGGCTTATGGCGGCGGCTATACTCTAGAAGCGCCAACTGTCAAAGAAATAAGAGCGTTATATCCAAATGATACTGCAAAAGTAACATTTAATTAGGATAATACAGTAACAATCACAATCTTTGATGGTTGGGAAAAGTTGCCAACTAATATATCTCCTTCACTTGCCGAATCTAGGACAAGTGAATACAATATTTATGCAAAGTGGTATACCAAGACTATTTCTTTAAATGAATCAGATGCAAATAGTTTATTTGCAGATACTTCCAATCCTACCTTAGAATAGTTATTGGTTCGTTCTCGTATGGATAGCACTAATAGAGAAGCGCATCCAAAGAGTGAGAATATTATTGCTAAAAAACAATTTAGCTATACCGCTGGTTTCAATGGTTCAAAAGAAGGTACTACTATTGTTAATACCAATTAGATATAGCAGTTCTCTGGGCAAGCAGGCGTAGAATTTTCTAACATTCAGCCATTTAAAGATAATTCCGGATTTACTATTGCCATAGACTATCAATTTGATGCTTCATAGAGTGTCTCAGTAGATGCTGCGGTATTAGTTGGTTGTTTTGCAAAAGCAAACGGCGGAAAAGTAGGATTTGCATTATATAATAACGCAAACTCTAATTACGGTAGCACTGGTGCAACAGTTGGTTATGGAAATATGTTTAGCAGTGAACAGTCTTCTATATCAGTTGGAAACCTATCTCAGCGTAATATTATAGTACTACGTCATCCCGCTAATAGCTCTGAATTATGGGTATATTCTAGTAAATCTGGCGCTGGTAATTCTCTAGAAAGTACTACTATGGCACAGCGTATATTACTAAGTTCTTAGGTTTTATCTTCGGATGCTAAACTATGCTTAGGTCATTTACGTTATGACATTTCAGGTACATCTTCAAATAGCGAATATGCAGAAGAAAAGAGAAATACAATGGGTGCTTATGGAACAATTTATTGGGCCAAATACTGGGATGAAGATTTAGGCGCGGGTGAATGTAAACAATTAGCAGCTTGGCCGCACGAAAGTGTAACTATGTGCATTGCATCTGTTGATACTAATCCTACTGATAGTAATGCTACTGATATTAACAATTCACGTCCTGCAATTTATTTAACTGCGTTAAATGGTTCTGCTCACGGATATATCCAGAGTACTAGATTTAATACTAGCGCTGGTACGGTTACTGGTTGGAATGATTTTATTGCAAAAGCTTTATGTGATGGAAAAGTATTTAATAGCCTACCAATCCGTTTACAGTCTATATTAGCTAGTATACCAGTTGGCTATTATAATTACACTGCTACATACAACACAAATACAGAAAGTGTATAGTATGCTTTAAGTAATTTGGATAGTACTCCTGGCTATGTATATATACCTTCTGTTAGCAGCATAGATCCTAACAATAGTTATACGACCTATCAAAATGAATCTCTTCTTGAAAGGAACGTAGATATAACTAGGTCACCAATTAGAGACATTACACCTTATAGTTGGTTAAATGATAGTAGTTCTATGAGAGTATACCAATATAGCTTTGGTTCTGAAACTCCTTGGACCGCTACAAACGCCAATATGGAATATTATAATCTCAGGTTCCCAAATAAACCTATAAAATGGAGCACTAGTTCACCAATATGTATTTATGAAATCGCACGTAGTGCGGTTGGCAATACAACTTTACGCAACATTATTCCTGATCTAAAGGTTGGTGATATTGTAGTACTTACGGGTGAAGCCGCGTATATGTATGTCTCTACTGACGATATGAATGCTGGTGTGCCTACTGAACCACAAGGTAGCTTAACTTCTTTATTTAATACTACTTTAAATAATAATTCAGAAGGCGGCTGGGTACGCAGTAATTCCTATATTACTCGTTCCGTTAGTGCTTCTACTGGAAATTATAATAACTTTATTTACGTTAACGCTATTGGCCATATTGAAAGACCAGATAGCTCTCATAACTAGCCTGGTATTTTAACACTAAATTATGCCTTTACAATTTAATGATAAAACAAAATGGGGCGGGAAACCGCCCCATTTTTGGAGGGGAAAATAATGAAGTATTTCAAATTAGTAGATAATAATACTATTATCGGTATTGCAGCTTCAAATAATTTTGTACGTTATTCACCGCTAGTTGACTGCTATCTAAGTTCTGATGAGCTACGAGGCGAATATGTAAATTATAAGGGTAAATTCTATCGCAGCGGATGGATGCAGCCGTATACAATAGAATCACCATATCAAGAAGTTGCTATTTTAGAAATTACTGAGGAACAGTATAATATATTTAAACAAGCTTTTGAGACTTAGGATACTATAGAGAATGCAGAAGAAATTGATGTTATTCCTGATCCAGATGAATAGGTAAATCCAATTGACCGAGATTCTGTTGAGTTTGTACGCCAATCCAAACTTTCCGAAATGTCCTACGCCTGCCGCCAGGCAATTGAATCTGGCTTTGATTTACAAATCCAGGGCGAAAACCGCCATTTCTCTCTTACTACTCAAGACCAACTCAATCTAATGACCTTGAGTGCAACAGGTGAAGGCGCTCCCTATCACGCCGATGGACAAGAATGTACTTTCTACTCTGCCGAAGAAATTCAATAGCTTATGGCCGCAGTAAATAAGCATAAGACATATCATACAACTTACTATAATTCCTTAAAGAATTATATCAATTCACTACAAACAATCGAAGAGATTGCCGCAATCACTTATGGTATTGAAATTCCAGACGAATATAAATCTGAAGTATTGAAGGTGATTGAATGAAACGTTTATTTAAAGATTTCGTGCTATTCCTAATCTTTGGCGCAATTTACTATGGCCTCGAATGTATATGGAAAGGCGCGGCAACGCACTGGACAATGTTCGTAGCTGGCGGCCTTATGGGCGTATTAATTGGCGGCATCAATGAGAAAATTGGATGGGATATGCCAGTTTTCCAACAGTGCACCATTAGTATGGGTGTAGCTATCTTCTGCGACGCCGCACTAGGAATTGTACTAAACATCCTATTGCGCCTAGATGCTTGGCATTATACAAAAATGGCATTCTTTTGGAACCAATGCAGTTTACCTTTCTGCGTTATTTGGTTTATACTTGGAAGTGCTTGTATCTTTCTTGATGACTGGCTTCGTTGGAAGCTTTTTGGAGAAGAAAAACCTCATTATAAGTTAAGGTGATGTAAATGGCAAATAGAGTTGCCGCCGTAGCCTTATAGTACAGTAAATGGCTCAGCCGCTTTATATGTTGGGTCTGGGCCATTTACCGTTTTTCAGTAGTCATTGCGGCCGCAATTGTACCATCTGCGGCCGAGTCGCTTGTTGCTACTATTGCGGGAATAGATACGATTATGCTCGTTAATGAGGGAACATACCTTGTCAATAGCCTCGGAGAGAAAATAATTTATAGCGACCGCTTTGTACTGAAATGGTTAGATAAGGGCGGCTTTAAATCATTAATAGGGAAACTAGCTTCTCACATAGAAGAAGAAGGAGATGAAGAAGAAGATGGCGACGATAACAACGGATAAACTTATTGAAAAGTTTTAGTATGCATTAGATAATAAGTGGGGCTACATACTTGGGGCTTGGCATACTAAATGGACTTAGGCCCTGCAAAATGCTAAGGTAAAACATATGGTTACCACATATGGCGATGATTGGAAGACAGACGCAGCCGCGAAGAAAGATAAAAACTATACCGCTGCAATGTATGGTGCACGTTGGATTGGCAGATATGTAACTGACTGCTCTGGTCTATTCTATTGGGCCTTTAAAGAACTAGGCGGCTATATGTATCACGGTAGTAATACTATGTGGAAAAAGTATTGTACCAATCAAGGCAAGTTAAAAGACGGTAAGCGCGCAGACGGGAAACCATTAAAGCCTGGCACCGCAGTATTCGTATTAAAGAATGGTTCCGACCGTTCTCACGTTGGCTTGTATATTGGCGGCGGAATCGTTATCGAAGCTTCGGGCACTCAGTCAGGCGTAATTACTAGTAAAATTACCGATAAGAAATGGGCCGAATGGGGCGAACTTAAAGGAGTAGATTATAGTGAAGGAGGAACTTCTACTAATACTCCCGAACCTGCGCCCGCACCCGCACCTGCGCCAGAGCCTGAGACAACCTCTACTGCCACAGTAAATGCTGTAAAAGTGGCACTTCGTGCGTTACCTTCTACTACCGCCGCAGTACTAACTCGTGTTGACAAGGGAACGAAAGTGGAACTTGTTAAAGACGAATGGACTAAAGTAAAATATTAGGGTAAGGTTGGTTATATGATGACTAAGTTCCTTAATACTTGACAAGTTATTACAAAATGTGATATAATAAAAGAAAAAGGAGGTCATGAATATGACTGATGTTACTTGGATTCTAATTGGTTTAATTATTGCGGCAATAGGTGCATTTTTCGGCATAGTGAAGCCTTTGATTCACGCTCGTCTTGACCCGCAGCAGCTAGCTATGTTGTAGATTTTCGCAAAGAGCGCAGTTGCCGCAGCAGAGCAAATCATTACTCTTACTACTGGCAAAGATAAGAAAGCCTTTGCAATGGAGTAGGTTAAAAAGTTCTTAGAGAAATATGGTATGACATTTGATGAGGGAACCGTAAGTACACTTGTTGAAGAGCAAGTGTATGAGATGAATAAGGAAAAAGAGAAGAAGGGTGAAGAACAGTGATTGTTACAGCCCCAAGCGGAAAAACAGTAAAATTGCGCCTGAACCCTTCTCAAAATTCTACGGTTGTATATGCTGTGCCGATAGGCGCGACTGTAACTGTAATTAAAGAATATAATAAAGAATGGTCAGAAGTAAGGTATAAAACCAGTACTGGTTTTATGATGAGTAAGTTCCTAACAAATCCTGACTCGAATGAAACCCTACTGGAACTTAAAACTAAACTTCAACAAGCCTTAGACCTATTGGATAAATTGGAGGCTTAGAAATGAATAACTTTATGAATCAATCGTCTCAAATGTAGATGGGAAATGCGTCTTTTACTCCATATCAGTAGCCAAATATATGGGGTAGTTATTCACAATCACAACGATTACCTGTATATTAGGCGCCCTTGATGCACGGAGAGAATGCCGCTTGGCAATTTCCAATGGGCCCAAATAGTGAAATTTGGTTGCCTGACGCAGACCAGGATATAATCTGGTGGATTAAAACTGACCAGAATGGAAATCGCTCTGTGCAGCCATTTGATGTGACGCCGCACAAGCAACCGGCGCCAGTAGATACTAACGATTTAGCCGCAAGATTGGCGGCCGTGGAGGAATGGATAAATGCCAAGTCTAATAAGCCAAATGCGAAACGGAGCTCAAATGCCCCAGCAACAGTAGGGGTGGACACCGCAACTTGACCAAGCAACAGCGC